CGTGGGTCGAGTGGCTAATGGGATTCCCGCCCGGGTGGACCGAATTAAGTCCCTCGGAAATACCGTCGTCCCGCAGATCCCGGAAATCATCGGGCGCGCAATCATGAGGGCATGCTCATGAGTCACACCGAGATGTTTCGGTATCGAGCCGAGCGGGAGCTGTACCCCGTGTGTCGTACAGGACGGAGATCGGTCGGCCCGATGGGTTGGGCGTTCTCTTCGGCTCGATTCCAAAGCGTCTCAGTTCGGATGAACTTGTATCGAAGGAGCAGCGCTGATGCTCGGGCTTGCAAAGATGGCGTGGAATTTGGCGTGGTACCGCGCTTACTCCGAAAAGCCTGCAGGCACGAGGGAGCCGTTTCCACGCGGTAGCGGAGGGTTCGCCTCGCAAATTTACTACGTGATCATCGACCGCATCGCGCGCGGAGAGAAGCCATGAGCGCGCGCCCCAAGTTCTACCTCGATATCCACGAGGCCGCAGCGATCGTTTACGACAGCTTCGGCCAACCCGTCGATGAGATCGAACGTCAGCGCGCCCTGGAAGCGCGCGAAGACCAACGCCGCGATGACGACTATCGCGAGGGAGACGACGATGAGATGGTCTGAGACCTTTCACCGCGCAGAGCGGCAGGAAGCGACGCTAGATCCCGAGTACGTCGCGAAGGTCCTGAAGTTCCCGACGCCCAAGCGCTACGCGCAGCTCGAAGCACGAGCCTCTGCGCAGGCGCTCGAGGACGACCGCCAGGCTACGCGAGCCGATCTCGAAAAACGCCGCGTGGAGACCTGGAATGCATTTATCGAAGCCACGCGGGCGCTCGTGATCGCCCAGCACGGGATGGACGCGGCGCACCGCGAGTACCACGAGGTTTTGAGGCAGTTGGAGTTACGCCGTGGCTGATCAATTCAAAGTCGGCGAGTTCGCCGAGCTCTGCAATCTGCCGCCGTGGGCCGCGCGCTACGACGGATACGAGGTCGTGATCGTCGAACTCGCCCAGCATCGGACATGGTGCGGCGAGTACGGCGAGAAGCTGAGCGGCCTCGCGTACGTGATCCTGTTCGACGATCGGCTCGTTGCATGCCGTCCGAAGAATCTGCGGAAGCGGCATAAGCCTATCGACACGGTCGACACGGAGGCACCGAACAAGAAGACGAGATGGGCTGATGGCCCTTGGAAGCCGAGGAGCCTGGAACATGTCTGACGATGACCGCCTAAAGCAGACGGTTCTCGATCTCCGCCGATCTGGTTTGCGTTACCTCCAAATCGCGGAGCAGGTCGGCCGGTCGAAGGATTACGTCCGCCTGATATGCAAGATGGCCATCAGACGCGGCGAGGTCACGGCTGAAGAACTCGGCGTGAAGCCGAAGAAGATGCCGCCGAAACCAAGTGCACGGCCCGACTACGACAAGCAATGGATCGCGCGAATCATAGCGAAGTGCGAAGTGAACGAGCGCGGCTGCTGGCTATGGACCGGCCACACGGCGACCAACGGCTACGGCTCTACGGGCTATGCATCCAAGAACGTCATCCTTCATCGCAAGATGTATGAACTCATCGCCGGCAAGAAGCCGGAGCGATGGGAGTACGTCTGCCACCACTGCGATAACAAGCTCTGCTGCAATCCCGCGCACCTGTGGCTGGGATCTCCGCTCGATAACTCACGAGATGAACTCTCGAAGGGACGCCACCCTGAACAGAAGGTGACGCACTGCCCCAAGGGCCATCCCTACGACGAGGCGAATACGTACATTACGCCGAGCGGCGCGCGGAACTGTAAGGCATGCAGCCGCGAGCGCTGCCGCCAGCGATGGCACAACAATCCAGAAGTGCGAGAGCGCCAGCGTCAGAGGCGTGCGGCTCAGCGTGCGACGGAGGCCGCATGAGCGACCGAAACATCCCTACCGAAGAGCGGTTCTGGGTCGTGCTCGATGAGGACGGAGAGCCGTGCTATTGCGCGAGCTGGCCGGAAGCATGTCACGAGCACATCAACGACGCGATCAACGAGCACAAGCTCGTCGAGGCCGCGAAGTGGGTCGTGCGTGAGGCGAAGATCGTTCCGCCGCCTGCGGACACGTCGCACATCTACAAGCATCGGTCTTGCGTCTATCACTACTGCCCGCATCCGGAAATCTGCAAGGTGACCGACGCCGGGTGCATTTGCGCCCCTTCCGAAGTGAGCATCGCAGACGATGACGGAGACAGCCTGTGACTAACCAGTCCAATGATGAGCGCGCCGCTATGAATGGCCGCGACATGGCGTTCCCTGTGCTCGATCGAGAGCAGACGCCGAATAACACGTTTCAACTCGGCCTCACCAAGCGCGAGTTGTTCGCCGCGATTGCGATGCAGGGCTGGCTTGCTGGATGCCGAAACGCCTATAGCGAATTCACCGGCCCGAACACGGACATGGCTGCGAAGGCCGCCGTTACGTTCGCCGACGCTCTTCTGGCCGCACTGGAGAAGACGCCGTGACCGCAGAGAAGCAGTTCTCACCATTGCTTTACTGGGATAGGCGCCCAGCAGCTGAAGCATTCGAGTGCCGCATTTGCTCCTGTTGGCATGGTGCCCATCTTCGCGATTGCACCGTTCCTCAGATTGAGGGGCTTCTGACGCTTGACTACAAACTTCCGTGCGAAGTGCGGCTTCCCACCAGCATGAGCATCGGCAAGGGTGTCCCGCTCAGCACGCTCATGACGGCGTTCAGGCAGCGGGAGAGCTGGCCGGACGAAGACACGAGATTTAATGATGAGCGCGCGAAGGCGATACAGCGCGCGCTCGACGAGGCCAAGAACAATGGCTAACCCGACCTCAAATCTGGAAAACCTCGTACGTCTACTCAAGGCGGACGGCGGGATGGCGTGGCCGGCCGACGACAAATGCAGTTGCTCGGCGTGCAGGCTGAAGCGTCAGATCGACGTAGAGCTTGATCGACTCGCTGCCGAGACGCCTGCACGTCAGTGCAGCCGCTGTGATGGCGCGATCGTGGAACCGAATCCGAACTTCTGCCCTCACTGCGCGGCTGCGTTCGGTGGACGTTTTCATGTGAAAACAAGAGAAGAACCCAATGCGCATAACCCCGCGGAAACGCTTGTTCACGGGAACACGCCATGAAGTACGACGACCTCGACCTCATCGCCCTGCTCGTCATGCTGTTCGTGCTCGTGATCGCGATTGTGAGTTCGATCGTCGTGCACGAGAGCAAGCGAAACAAACGCGGCTTACCTGAGCCGCACGCCGACACTCGGGACTGGACCGGCGCGTTCATGCGCGATGTGAAACGCCATGGACGATGACGATCAGATGGCTGCCGAGGCGCACCAGCAAGAGCTGGAAGCGCAGAGCTGGCAAGAGGAGCAGATGCGGCGCGAAGCCGAAGCCTTCGACCGCTACATGAAGAAGCTTTGGGATCAATTACGCAGGCAGTGGTGCCTTAACGAACTGGAGTGAACGATGGCGATCATGGCGAAAGATAGTGGCGGCAAAGACTTCAAGAAGGTCCCGCCCGGTGCGCACTTCGCGATCTGCAACATGGTTGTGGATTGCGGATTGCAGGAAGGCTTCAACGGCAAACCCCAGCACAAGATCTATATCCGCTGGGAAGTCCCCGACGAGCGTGTGAGCTACGAGAAGGATGGCAAGGAAATCGAAGGCCCCTGCTCGATCGGCAGCCTCTACACGCTCTCGCTGTCCGAGAAAGCCAATCTGCGCAAGGTGCTTGAGAACTGGCGCGGGCGAGCGTTTACGCCGCAGGAGCTTCAGGGCTTCGATATCACGCAAGTGCTCGGCAAGTGCTGTCAGATCATGGTGACGCATTCCGAGGACGGTAAGTACGCGAATGTCACCGGCGTCATGGGCATCAGCAAGGATCAGAAAGCACGCGCTCAGAGCGCCCAACCGGAGAACAAGCCGCTCGCCTATAGCATCGACGAGCACAGCCCTTCGGTCTTCAACCAGCTACCAAAATGGCTGCAGGAAAAGATCGAGAACCGCCTCGAGGAACCGACCGAAGCCGTCCCATCGAGCGGCCGTGCGACCGACGACGATCATTTCGACGACGACATCCCGTTCTGATTATGGCCGTTCCGCAGTCACGCAAGAACTTCTGGAACCGGCGCTGGTACAGCAGCCGGCAGAAGCTCCGCCGCGCCTTCTACGACCTCGCTACGAGACCATGGAGGCTTGCGTGAGCGGCGAGATATTCATGAAGCGTGTCGTCGGCGGATTGAAGCCCGTCGACGATTACGGAATCGAGCTTCTTCGCAAGGTTAAGGTGGGCGAGGTTGTTCAATGCGAGGTCAATCGACCCCGCAACCTCGCCCACCACCGGAAGTTCTGGGCACTTCTCACAGTCGTGTGGGAAGCAAGCGGAGATTGGTCCAGCCCATATGGGCTGCTTATCGAGCTGAAGGTACGGCTGGGTCATGTACAGGAAATTCTGTTGCGCGATACGGGCGAGCTCGTGCGCGTACCCAAGTCCATCAGCTTTGCGCAGATGGACCAGACCGAGTTCGATACGTTCTATGAGCGCGCGCTGATGGAGTTGTGCGCCATGGCGGGCGGCATCGAACCAGAGGAGCTGCGGCAGGAAGTCTTGAACAAGCTGGCGGTTGCATGATCTGGCACAGACACGCCGTCCCCGCGACGATGGAAGAGCTGCGCCGGAACAACCTGCTCAAAGAGATGCAGTGCATGTGCTGCGCGCTCAAAGGCGATGTCTCGCCGAAGAAGGTCGAACTCCACCACATCAAGAGCGGCAACAAGCGCATGGGGCATCTGTACACGATTCCCCTCTGCACGGCTCATCACCGCGGCGGAACTGGCGAGCCGTACGTGCACGGCGGCATGAAGGCGTTCGTCGCGGCGTACGGCTACACCGATTTGCAGCTCTGGCAGAAGCTCCAAGTCATGCTCGGCATGGATGACTCGCTGCCGAAGTCGAAAGTCTTCAAGCGCCCAGAGGCGCGTTCCGAAGCAGAGAAGAGTCTATGAGCACAGTGCGCGATTCTGACGGGCGAGTCATTGGCTTCCGCTGCCGCGAATGCAGCAATGTCGTCCCGAATATGTGGGGCGATATCTGCAACGCATGTCGTGAAAAGGAGCGCCGGCATTTGGAGACGATCGCCGCATCGAAGCAGCGTGTCGCGCGTGTAGTAGCCGATTGTGCATTGGAGAAGATCATTCGCGACATCCGCAGCCGGTCTGGCATCGGCGACGAGTGGAACGGCATCGACGTAGATACGCGCAACGAAATCGTCGCTGCGTGGCGCGCCTTCATCATCGCGTCAATCGCGGACCCGCTCTCATGACCTCAGTGCCTCTAGCCATCGACGAACGCGACCTCGCCGACTGGGTAGTGCGCACTTGCTTGATGTACGGCGCCAGTGTGATCACGGCGCACAAGGTCGCAGCGTTATTCATCGAAGGGCTCCAAGCCCGGAACACTGGAGAAACACATGCCTCTGTTTGAAGTCGCAATCGTTCAGCAGCCCACGAAGAAGGAAGTCGAAGAAGGGACCGGACAGGAAGTGCTCCTGTTTGGGCCGAAAGCTGTCCTAGCTCGCGATGGTCAGACGGCCGCAATCGCCGCCGTGACTGGGAAGGATGCTCCGCAGGGCATCGATATGACGCGCGCCCAAGTCCTCGTGCGCCCTTTTGCGTAGCGCCTCCAGCACCAGCCAAGGCGCCCGTCGAGGAGCCGAAGCTGGAGGCGCAAATACAAGACTGGCTCAAAGCGAAAGCCGACGTATTCAAAGTCGGCGCGCCTGCGAACTTCGGTGCCGCTGGTACCGGCGTTGCGTATCTGGCGGCGACGCATGGCGCGCAGACCTACAACGCTAATGCATTGGTAGGCCGATGACCGCTCCGCTCAGCACCGAAGATGAAGTGCAGCAATGCGACTGCGACGAAGGATGCGACGGCAGTCATAAGCACCGGTGGGAAATTGAGCCACACCCCGACAACAGCGACTTCGACGTGTGCGTGTGTGACAACGATGACGAAGCGCGCGAAGCGCTAGAGCGTGTCGTCGAAAGGGTTTGGGACGATATGGAGCCCGGCGACGAGCGCGTGATCAAAATCCGGATGAACGCAACATGACCACTGAATCTGAAATGCAGTTCCAGAATCCAGACGCGCCGAACTACGACTGGCAGAAGGATCGCGAGTGGTTCAATCGACGGCTCGCCAAAGCGCGAATCCACAATAGTGAGTTGGAACGGGAAGTGGCGCGTCTGCGCATCGCCGCCGCGCGCTACCGCTGGCTCCGCGATCACATCGCTCTGACGATCTGCGCTCGCATCGACAAGACCATCACGCATGGCACGCCCGAGAAGATGGATGAGCTGATCGATTCACGGAGGGCGAGCTAGTGTCTGCAGATCAGCGCTATGCCGCGACGGTGTGGTGGATCGGCTGCCATCTTCCGGCGAGTTGGCGAGTGAACTTCATTCTGATGGCGCGCGGAGTGTCGGTCTTACGCAAGAGACTTCGTGTCACAAGGGGATGAAAGCATGAGTATCGAACACGTTCAGCAACTCGCTGAGATGGTCGGCGGAAAAATCGAGTCGGCGGGCGTAGCGCCCGATGGCTCCGGCTTCGCAACGATGTCGATGCCGCTACCCAAAGACCATTGGATCTACGCGAAGACCACTGCGGGCTGGAGCTTGCCGCCGCCGATGCCGTTCCGCATGAGCGCGAACGATCCAATGCGGCGTGAGTGGTCGGAAAAGGTTCGCGAGGCGGCGAAGTATGCTGTGCGAGGCGCGACCATGGGCGGCACCGCAATGGACTTCGATCCGGATGCGCTCGTGCAAAACCTAATCGTCGGCATGTTCGGCTATCACACCGACGATGGACTCACCAGCGACGAGTGGGCGAATCCTGATCCAGTCCCGCCGATGTTTCGCTGAGAGTGAGGCAGTGAAGCCGTGAGCCCCGCCCTCCTTCAACTCATGCGTCTGATCGCCAAGGCAGCGATGCGGCCCAAGTTGCCGCCTCCACCGCCTGCGGGCGACACTCGCGCGCATGGGAGGGGTGCATGAGAACAATCGTCTATGCTCGCTACTCGACTGACCGTCAATCCGAGACTTCGATAGCCGATCAGATTCGGGTATGTCGCGAGTACGCGGCCACCCAGGACTGGACGGTTGCCGAACAGTACACCGACGAAGGCATCAGCGGTGCTGCGATGGGCAACCGACCGGGTGTGCGCGGCGCGCTCGCCGTTCTGAGCCGGGGCGATGCCCTGATAGTGACGGACTTGTCGCGCTTATCTCGCTCGCAAGATCTCGCCCCGCTCATCACCCGCCTGCGACATCGCGGCGTGCGTGTGATCGGCGTACAGGATGGGTATGACAGCGAGAGCCGGACCGCCCGCATGCAAGCCGGGCTCTCGGGAATCATGTCCGAGGAGTTCCGCGCGATGGTGGCGGATCGGACTCGTTCCGCGCTGGAGCTCCGCGCGCGCACCGGCCAAGCGACCGGCGGCAAGGCATACGACGACACCGAGATCGTGCGCGAAGTGTTCCAGCGCGCCGCCGCTGGCGAGGCCCTGAAATCGATTGTTTCGGACCTCAACCGCCGCGGCGTGCGCTCGCCCGGCGCCGCGTGGAAGCAGCGCGCGAGCCCGCGCGGCAAATGGCTGGTGTCCGCGCTTCATTCTCTGCTGCAGAACGAACGCTACATCGGCCGGCTCGTCTGGAATCGCTCCCAGTGGGTGAAAGACCCGGACACGGGCAAGCGCCACCGCCGCGAACGGCCTCAGTCGGAATGGATTGTGCGCGAGTGTGAGCCCATCGTGGACCGCGCTGTTTGGGACTGCGTGCAAGCCCGCTTCCGTCGCCGATCTGGCAAGGGCGGCGTGCAGCGCTACCTGCTGTCTGGCTTGCTGGAGTGCGCGATCTGCGGCTCGAAGATGATCGTCATGGGCGGCAGCCAGCACCGCTACATCTGCGGGGCCTATCACTCTGGCGGTCCGCACGCCTGCTCCAATTCGCAGACCTTCCCTCGCGTGCTTGCCGAAGATGAAGTTCTGTCGCGCGTGATTGGTGACATGCTCTCGCCCGAAGCCATCAGTATCGGTGTGCGCATGATGGCCGAGGAGCGCAAGGCGGTCGAAGCTCCGCCGCCGGTAGAGAGTGAGGAAGTACGCGCGCTCGAGCGCTTGGTGCGCGAGGGAATACTGTCTGCCGAGACCGCCGCGCCCGCGCTAGCTGAGGCTCGCAGGAGAGCCAAGGCGCCGGTGGCGACCGACTTACCCTGGCCATCGCCGCGGGCGTGGCGCGAGGCCGTGGAAGGCATGCGCGAGATTCTGAGCGGTGAAGACATCCCGGCCGCGCGCGAAGCGCTGCGTGAGCTGATCGGGCCTCTGCGGGTGCCGCAGTCCGGGGAGGTGGAGCTGGTGAGCCAGCAGACCTTTCTTGCGGAGGTAGATGGGAACGTAGCGCGCCCCCGCTACCAACCTATCTACCGATCCGTCATCCGCCTCCCGCGATCCAGCCGGAGGCGCCGGCCATGAACCCCGGCGATCCCATCATCTGGACGGACTCCGCGGGAGCTGAGCAGGCCGGCATCTACATCGGCCGCCACGGCAATCACGCGATCGCCGAGACCGTCACCCCATCTGGCCACCTCGGGCTGCGCTACGTCGACTTTCGCGACATGCGCCCGGCTGGGCCGCCCTCGGAGGTTCCATGAACCACATCAAGAACATTCGTCAGGCCGTGGCCGACTACATGAGCAGCGAAGGTTGCAGCTGCTGCCGCGGGCGAGACCACGAGCAACACGCGGCCGCACTGGCGAAGCTGCTCCGCGTGCCGAAGTACAAGGACAGATCTGGCTACGACTTCGCACGCTTCCGTTCCGACAGAGCTACTGCCAATGGAGAAGTATCTCGTGAGTGACCCACTCGTCACGAAGGAAGGCATTAGGGTTGAGGTCGGCCAACTCTGGCGCGATTTGGACAAGCGCATGGGAGACCGAGTACGGCGCGTGGAGGCCATCGTTGATTCGGTAAATGGGAAGGTGCGCATGGTGGCTCCGAACGGCCGCGGTCGCTTCATGTCGGTCGTCTCCGTGCGCCGAATGCACAAACACAGCACTGGCTGGGTGCTTGTACCTTCGTCCAGCGCAGAAGCGGAGCCGAAATGAAAACCGCGATCTATATCGAGAATGGCATCGTGCAGTTGGTGCTAACGCCCGAGAACGAATGGGAGAAGAACGCTTTGCGCTCTTTCGAGGGTGGGATTCCAAAGGCTCAGATATTCGCGGGATCGTTTTATGACTGCCGCGGCGGTTGGGCTCGCCAGGCTGCGTTCTACCCAATGAATCCTGACTCGACCGATCGCAGCATTATCCTGCGAATCGAACAAGACTTACCTGAACCACAGTCTTCAACTCACTCGGAGTAAATTCGATGGCAAGGCCACTCGACCCAGACAAGAGACTTGCTCCAAAAACCGACCTCGATCGGGTGAACGAGCTCATCAACTGGTATGAGAAATTCAAGCCCCAAGCTGGCCGCGAGATCCAAGTGAATGTTGGGCCAAAGCAGCTCGCTAAGATGCTTGGATTGCCCCAGAAGGGGCCCGACGGCAAGGAGATAGATTATCCCTCCGTGCAGCCTTATCGTGGCAGAGCGCTTGTAGCGATCGGTAGCCCGCACAAGTAACCGTCTCAACCAGAAGCGAGTCACAAATGAGCAACGTATCCAAGGCTTTCCACGCACTCAAAAAGGCGTTGACCGAGGACGCCGACTACGCATGGAGTTGGCACTGTAATTTCGCGATGCCGATTCACGATGCGGGGGTGGACGCCAAGCTTGCCAATGAGTGCGCGGCCCGTCTCATGCAGCATATCTTCAGCATCGATACGAGTAAGCACCCACACTACGCCACCGCGAAGGGCGTTGCCGGATAACTCAGGGAGACGAATCGATGAGGACGACCATCTCGCTCATGTGCGGCTGGACACTCGGCGGACTGCTTCTGCTGGCGTACTTCGCCGATCGCGCAGTGTTCCCGTTGTGGGTTCCGCCTGTGGCAGCTTTCGGAGCGACGCTACTCGCCATGTGGGCGCTTAAGCGCTCTTAACTCATGACCGCCTCGATCAAATTTCCATGCGGCTGCGAGATCAACGAGACTCATGTTGTCGCCATGTGTATCCCGCACGATGTCGAATTGCGACAGATGCGTAACGAGCAAGAAAAGCGGGCTCGTGAGATGTGGCGCCCGATCCTGGAAACCATCGACAAACACATGAGGCGAAGATGACAAACGAGCAGAGCTACGACCCACAGCTTGCGCTACGGCAGACCATCGCGGGACTGCTCGACAAGCCCAGCGTGTACATGGGTGGCCCGAGCCGGCAGAACCTTCGGCGCGCCGATGAGATCATCGCCGCCATTCGCGGTGACAGCCGTCTGCTGCAAGCCTTGAGCGCTCACGAACCGATCGATAAGCCAGACCCGGACTTCCCGCTCAAGCACCTCGGGCTGCTGACGGGCGGCAAATACAGGTGAACCGGCGAGCGGAGCCTACATGAACACTTACATCACGCTTCCTTGCGGCTGCAAACTTACGCCGACTACTGTCGTTGCGATGTGCCTGTGGCACTCGCAGCAATGGCAAAGCGAGAACGCCGAACGCGAGCGGCAGTATCGACACTTCGTCGAGCGGATGACGCGCGATCCGTACAGACCGGCGAATACAGCCGACGTGCCGTGAGAACCAACGAGAGTCAGTCATGAACGACATGCACCTGATCGCGATTGAGGCCGAGGCCCGTCGCTACTGCGATGAGCACGAAATCAAGAGCTACGAGACGTTCCAGCACGTCTACGCCAGCATGCGGCATCAGGCCTTCCTGAAGGCCATTGAGCCGTACATCAAGCAGAAGGCCCGCATCCATGGTCTGCGCTTGGTGGATCACATCAAGGTGAACGCTGATGGCTCTCTGGGCGAGACCGTTTACACGCCGTTCGCGCCCGCGACTGTCGAGGCGCTCCGACTGCTCGATGAGGCCATTGCTGCAGAGGCCGAACGATGGGGGTTCTCGGAGCGTCGATCAGGAGGTCAGTCGTGAAGACCACCGAGGCCGAGCTAATCGAAGCCATGAATCAGGTATGGAACGACACGTCCGACCCGCCCGAACTGATCTACTTGCCCGGCGTCGGGGTTCGGAAGATAGATTCCGACGAGGCGCGCGCATATTTCCGCGAAATGATGCGAGTTCCTGAAGCTGATGGAGAAACACATGGCTGATCAAATGCTCATGCCGGACGGCTCGATACGACCCACACCGGCATATTTCAACAAATCTCAATCGGATTGGACCGATGAAGAACGTAATGCCTGTGCGGCTCTCCAGCAGGAAATAACCAATCGGTGGAATCAGGCCGCCGAATACGAGCGCAGGATAAGGCAGAAGGCGCTGGAACTCACAAAGGGCTTCCCACCCGAGTTCAATCTCGCGCCGCTCATCGAATTGGTGAAGAAAGCTGACGCGCTCGGGTTAGACCTCGTGAGACGCTCCTAGCTGATGAGCGTGACAACGCGCCGCGCCAAGGACGAAAGTGGATCTGCCCGTCTGCGTAGCTCTCTGTTGTGGCGCACTCCGCGAGCAGGGCTGTTCCTGGAGGCGCAGACGGGCGATTGCGAATCTGGCCGCCTGCTTGCGTGGCCCGCAGGATGCCGAGTATTCCCATTGGTTGTGCGGGAGTATTCGGTGGTGCGCAGGCAGGTGGTCGGTCTGTGACATGAATCACGAAATTTGAGCCACGGTGAGATAGCCCGACATCCGTCTACAGATAACACACAGGGACCAAGGAAGAACTACTATGAGCCATGGGCCTAATCGCTGCCAGTGCGGCAGCACCCACTTCTCTCGAAGCTACGGCGGCACTCTGCAGTGCATCTGCGGGCAACGCTATACAGTCGAAGGACTTGAGCGTGTGAACGGCCACACGCTGATTGAACTCTGTCGATACTGCAATCGATCAGAGGCCAAGGTGTGCGGCTGGTGGAACAAGTTTGTGGAATGTCTGCGCTGCGGCGCGCGTGGACCGACAGTGCGGACACGCGAGCAGGCTATCGAGGCCTGGAATCAGCAGCATGCTCCGATCGCTCTCAAGAACGTGACGGAGGTTCGCGAACCGTATGATCCTCCTCGTACTACTGCTGTCGTGTAGCAATACAGAAGGCATTAGGCAGCAAATCCACGACTTCGGATATACGGACATCCGCGTGCAGAGTTGCGGGCCGAAGGAGGTTCAGTTCACCGCGGCCGATCCGCATGCGCGCAAGCGTGTAGCGGGAGTTGCGCGGATTAGCGCCAAGGGCAAGGTCGAGGGCGTGACGGTGCGCTATGGAGCTGACGGGAAGCCATGAACGGCCGCATGCAGGGCACGACAGTCGGCCAGAATGGCATCCGCACGATCGGCTAGCGCGATGAGTTCGTCGGTGGGGTCGAAGGATTGAGGATCTGGCGCAGGCGCGCGCGAAACGTTCCCGGAGTCTCGAGCTTCACCTGCGGGTAGCTTGGCGGCGGCGGGCACGTCACTGGAACGACTCGCGGTGTGGCACACGACGCGAGGTACAGGCTGAGCGCGAATAGCGGCCAGGTCGGCAATCTCTTTCGTGTGCTGCTCGTTCGCTCGACGGAGTCGGTCTTCATCGGCTTTCACCTGTGCTTCGTATTTGGCTTTCCACAGTGCGAGCGCCTGCTCGTTCTCACTGATGGCCTTCTGATATCCGTCCGAGTAGCGCCGTTCTCCATAGTGATGGAGCAGCCACCACGTAAGGCCGGCCGCGATGAGAAGCGCAACGGGCTTCCAGTTCACGCGCAAGAAGGCGAGTAGCGCCGTCATGACTGCTGCGGCTGGCTTGCCGTGTTCGTGAAGCCGCGCCGGATCGTCAGAGCGCCGAAAAGCGTGCTCAGACCGGCCAGAAGGATCTGGTTACGTACCGAGATGATCGGGTGTGCAGGATCGACTGCGTTCATGGCGAGCGCAGCCGTTTGCACCGCCCCGAAGAACGAGGCGAGACTTCCGAGGGCCTTCGTGCCATGCAGGCCCCAGAAGGTAATGAGAGCTTCGAGCGTCTTCATGCGAGTGATATCCCCCGTGCGATCTGGTCGTCCGTGTAGGGCTGCTGCCCATTCTCATGCTGAATGATGGCCTTGATCAGACGCGGCATGATGATCTCGAGGTTCACCGGATCGTGCGGCCCGACCGAGCAAGCTGAGCACACAGCGCTTACATACGCATCCGAGTCGTTTTCATTCGGAGGCGCCCAGCGATTAATCGCGTCGCTGATCGTGCGCACTCCGCGCCGCTCGTAGCTGCGGATGATTCGCGCGATGGCGCGGATTCCGTACACGGCATCATCAAACTGGATGAATGCGGGATCGGCCTGCGTGGCCGACTCGCCAACCCAGGTCACGCCCTGAACGTGACGGATGTTCCCCGGGTTGCGATTGCGGATACCGCGCGGAGTCATTCCTCATCCTCATACGTACTTGGGTTGATGCCGACCTTGCGGCACACGATTGCGAGGGCCATGCGGATCTCTGTAAGCCGATTCCCATGCGAGTGCGCTGCCCGCCGCAGTTTGGAAAGTTCTTTCCACACGACTCCACAGAACGCCATTACCAGCATTCCGATGATGCCGATCGCGATCTTGAGGACGTCGGCCAATTCCACTAGGGCCCCAGTTCACGCACCTGCTTGTAGAGCCGCTTCACAGCCTGGCCGACCTCGGCATCTGTCATCGTGTCGGGAGGCGACCAACTGATATGCGCGCTGATCGGCGGCGATTCCGTTTCTGCCGTGGCAACTGAGGCCGTGGGCGGTGCGCGATCGATGATGATTGTGATGTGACTGATGTTCGCTGCTCCTAGTGATCTGATGCAGGAATCCCGCGCTTGGCGAGTTCGACCTTGAGATCATTCCAGCGCTCTTCCATCACGCGCGCCTCTCGCTCGGCGACGACGACTCGATCCGAAAGATTCTGCATGCGAGCCTCGGTGCCCGCAGCCACGATGAGACCCGCCAATACAGCCTGCCCAAAGCTTCCCCTGTTGTTGACCATTGGTTCCTCATCGTCTGTCAGCTCTGCGGCAGTGCCATCATCCATAGGATCTCTATCACGCCGACACGAAGTAGGTTGCCCTGATACCTACCTCGTTGGCGCCGGCTACGGTGCTGGGCATGATGATGGAAGTGCCACTAACCTTGCCCTTGCCGATCAGCGCGGGCGTCGTCAAGTTCATTACAGTGACATCTCCCGCACCGATTACGATCGGTGCCGGCAATCCTGTGATCGCGCCACCTGCGCCGATACTGAAAGTCGTATAGCCCGAAAACACCGCCTCTACTGTCACCTGCCTGCCGTGATAATTAACAACTGCGTTCGTCGTCGTGCCAGGCCCGGCGGTCGTTACCGCGCCCAGACCCGGCGTCCATGTCAGGGTCTGATCCGCGCCAAACCAATTGTCACCATCCCGCGTGGTCACGGTCAGATTCGGGATGCTGACGAAAAGATTGTTGTCCTTCGAAGTGCCGATCGTGATGTTCGTCTCGAGATCCTGGATCGTCGAGTTCTGCAGCTTCGTCACGATATTGATATTCGGACTGCCACCGCTCGTATTAACGCCACGAATCTGGAACCCATCAAGGATCACACCAGACTGAGAGAAGATCTTGCTGGTGTTCGCGGAGAGATTGCATCCATCGATCGTCCACGATGCCACTGTCTGGCCGGTATCGCCGATATAGACACCATACTGACATGTGAACGAGCCGTACTCGGATTGAATCCCCTTCAGATGTACGAGATTCGTGGGCCCGTTTGTCGTATCGACGTAGATCAGCGATCGGCCACGCGTCGCGCTTCCATCGGTACAGAGCATGAATGGGCTATCGACATTGAAGCTCGTCGCGCCCTCCAGATAGAGCACGTCCGACGTCGAGCCACCCGCGCCGTGAATCCACACACCCCCGTTGATGTAGTGGGCAGTTGTCGGTTTCGTGCCGGTCGCGATCGTGATAAATGTCGATGAGAGTGAGAGTACGTTCGCCGACGTCCACATCGCCACTCTGCTACCAGCAGTAGTTGAATAATTGTAGAAGGCGCAACCTTCATATTGGTCATTCTCAGAACCGTAGTTGTAGAGAACCGCCTTACTAAACTTGCCAATCACGCGGCAATGCTGAAAACGGTGGATCTGACTTCCACCACCAGAGTTGCGCGCTAGGAACCAGCACGTTTGCGGCGAACTCCCGGATGTCAGTGTGCCGACACTGACATCGATCCAATTGATCGCTGGAGCTCCGGAACAATCGAACACATGCCCTGTGTGATTGGCAACAATCGACGGATAGCCCGGCGAATTGGTGGAGTGCGCAGCCATCTGACCAATACAGCGCACTGCGAATCCGAAATTATCCGCGCCGGTGTCGCACGTCACATCGATCGGGGAGGTAACAAGATAGGGCCAGGTACGACCATAAATCACGTCATGCCCGCTTGTCTTCGCGACCTTAAAGGCGGCAGTGAATGCCGCCGTCATGTCGGTCGTTCCGGGGCTGGAGTTTGTGCCGTAGCGGTCCACTTCTCCGGGGGAATACGCATAATTGATCGGCGTGACCCCGGCAGCGATCTCGGCTGCCGTGCGCACGCGCGAATCGTCGAAGCTGAAATCCAGGATGCTGTTCGTGACCTCCCGGTGCCGGCGCTGGTGATTTATGTCATCCAGGCCGGAAGTTGGGAGCTTCGGTAAAGCCATGCTAGATTCGGCCGATAATTCGAAGAGCCAACGGGAGGGTCGTCATGAAGTGCGCAATTGGACTGTGTCTAATGTTTCTCAGTGCGTGCGTCTCTCAGAACACCGTTCTGATGAACGATCGCGGCCAAACTGTGAACTGCAGCAACTGGGGATTCGGCCTGATTGGAGCTCCAGTTGCGTACGCCGAGCACCGCAAGTGCATCGAAAAGGCCAATGCGGCCGGATATCACACTGCACCTGATACGCAGCCGCCTAAAGATCCACCGGCGACTTCGCACAATCAGAACGCGTCCTAACTCTCGTGGACATTGGGCCAGCCATCGGCATAGCGCTCGCACCAATCGTCATGATTGCGATTCGCGCCTTCGCAAGGCGACTCGGAAATCGCTTGCCTGAGGGCCGTATAAAGCGGCTATTGACCCGCAAGCTGTGGAGCTAGGATTCCGGCTGTACCGGGCAGCACGTATGGCGCATACGGCGCGACAGGGCCTAGCAATGGCTGAACTACCGGACGCACCGCATTCCCCATGGCCTGGGATGCCGCCTGAGCTCGCACTGACGCATTGATTGCAGGTGCGCTGGTGTAGGCACGAGCCGCCAGATTCAGCGGAACGCGCGCGAGCAGATCGGTGACACCCTGGAAGGGCATGCGCGTTGCCGTACCAGAATCACCAACGATTGGCGCGAACGCTTGTGCGAATCGAGCCGCGTCATACATTGGCGTCTGGTTTCTGCCACGCAAGTAGCCGAGCCGGTCCTTCTGCTGAAGAACATTGGCAAGCGATCGGCCGGATACGTTTCCCGTAGATGGATTGACGACCCCTACTCTGCTCGTCAGCAACATCAGATTGCGGTACTGCTCGCGTGCAGCCTGAAATGTGGCCGCACGTTCTGCCGTCATTCCCTGCTGGAGTAGATCGTCAACGTAATCCTTGACCTGATAGAGCCCCATGCCGAGATCTCGATCCCCGCTGGGACTCGTCATCTGTTTGTATGCTGCTTTGCCGAGCTTGCTGGTCAGGGACTTAAGTTGATGACCGGTAGCCTCTCCATTCTGGGCGAAGCGTGTCAGATCCTCTACGAGCGGGTGTTCCGCAAACCCACCGACCAATCCACGCAGATCATCCTGCACGCCAGAAATCATCTGGAGAAAACTACGCGGATCAATCTGGCGAGCCGTGTCGTCCCCGGCATCTTCGAAGACGTTTCCAATACGCGTGAACGCGCGATCCAATACCGCGCTATCGACAACGTTCGCATTCTCACCAATTGACCGCGCCGCCGCGCGGTTAAGAGTTTCCGCGTTATTAGCTTTGATGGCGTTAAACGGACCAGAGGTCATCGGCTGCGATTCTAGTTTGGCCTCGAACTGCTGAAGTGCTCGAGAACCTAGTGCCTGACCAGGCGTCGTCCGCATTCCGATCGCTTGTCCTCGCTGCATGATCTCCCGTTGGGTTGCCGTCAGCCCGGCCGATGCATCATTGCCAACTGTGCCGAAATCCACACCGCCAGTTCGTAGGCGCACTTCGGGTGTCGCCGTAGCGACGTTCTCCGCCGCCGCCGCGCCTGGAGTCGTTGAAACCGTGGCCCCCGCATCTGCCGCGCCCTGCCCTGCACCCTGCGCTACTTCTCCTGCGCGCGGAGTTGCAAGACCTACGATTCGATCGCCAATGAATTTACCGCCCATCGCGCTCACTGCGCCAAGGCCGCTATTGAACAATCGACTGTCTTGCGTTCCGACCGGCTGCAGAGCCCCCAGACCACCGCCGATCAACGCAGCTCCCATATAGGTATTCGCGCCAGGAATGGCAGCCGTCGGCAATGCAAGCGCGACGTTGCCACCGATGTTCCCGATCTTGCCCGCGCCTGTTTGCATGAGTGGCGCATCCATCGCCTTACGCTGATCGACTTCCTGTCGCGACAGATTCCCGGTGATCTGCTTGGCACCGCGGCCGAGGTCGTAGTACGCCTTCCCCGCTCCAGCGAGCAGCAGATCGCCCTTATCCATGCCGCTAGTCGCGCCGTACTTCGCTTCGAAGCCGGGCGTGCCTGGCATGTATTCAGACGGATGACTCATGATGAGTCGTTCTTTGCTCACCTGGCGGTAGAGGCTCTTCAACTCATCGTCCGAAAGCTCCGAGACGGGACGCGTCGAGTTGTACAGCAGGCGTAGTTGGTCATCCGATAGCTGTGAGAGATCACTCACTTCAGTAGACCTCGACGTCGCATCTCAGCCTCGATGTCCCCACGTTGCGCCTCCGGAGACCCATTCGGAAACACCTGCGGTACCTGAGAGGCCGCATCCTTGTACTTCTCCTGAAGCTGCCGAATCGTTTGCACGGCAGCCTTCTTGATCGTATTGGGGACATTTGGATCGCCGATCTGGCCGGCCGACTGTCGATACAACTGCACGTCTCGATCTGACTGAGGTCCTTCCATGCGCGGCATGTTCAGCATCAAGCCGGCCTGGATGACCTGCAATTGCGCGGCGGCTTGCGCTCCCTTCGGCGCCTTGCCGAATACTGCAGCCAGTTTGTCAGCGGCCGCGCCCGCGACACTTCCGGTAGATGCATCGATGAGCGGTTCAGCTACATCGAGCATCCCCAACACAGTATTCGCCGTCGCTCCGCGCTTGAGCACCGACCCTTGCTGCTCACCCGCCGCGGCGCCGACGGCAGTCGATTGAGCTTTCGCGCCTGCAAGCTGACTCTCAGCCGAGACCTGCTGCGGAAGGCTCGTCAGCGGTGTCATGAGAGGTGTCGTCGAGTTCCCGCCCGCCGCCGGCTTGTAGACGACCGTGGGAACACCGTTCACGTTCTCGATCGCATAGTCCGATCCGACGTTGCGCTTCAGCTGCAGGAACTGCTTCTGCTGATCGGGCGCGAGGCCCGCGAAGTACTTGTAGGTTGATACGTCCGCGGGATCATTCGCAGGCTTCGCCTGGTTCTGCCAGTCCTGGAAGGACCCCTTGAAGCCGTTGCGCACCGCGTACTCGTACTCGAGCACGCTCGCCGGCTGGTTCACGAGTGGCTTCGCTTGGAGTGCCTGAATCTGCGCTTCCATGTAGCGCTTCTTGATATCGTCCTGAGCCCGCTGCTGTTCCATCTGCTGCGCCATGAGCGCAGATTGGGCCGCAACCTGACCGAACGGCCGCGGTACCGATGAATAACCGGAGTTCGCAAGTAATGCGAGGCCAAGGTCCGCCGAATGCGGCGACGAGAGGACACCTCTTAAGCGATCCAGGAAAGACGGATCATCTGGCGCGACTGACATGACTTAGCCTCCCCACGCTCCCAGGATTCCACCTAACCCTGCGCCGACGAGTCCGCCGTATTGCCCGCCGAAGACACTCGAGCCGAGCTGCCCACCGAGCAGAGCTCCACCGAGGATGCTCGCACCGGTGTTCTTGTAGAGCGGCGATGTCGTCGTGTTCCCGTAATTGCCTGTGACGCGACCGAGGTATTGATCGAGCGCTTGCGCCGGCTGATTGGCGTACTCCTGCGCTTTACCCTCGACGGCCGCACCCGCGTTCCCGAGCTGCCCGAGATCCACGTAATCCTGATTCGCGAGCGGCAGCACGGAGCCCAATACGCCCTGCTGCAACTGACGCTCTTGGTTGTACGCGCCGCCGTAGATCTGAGTCGCGAGATCATTCAACTGCTGCGAACGGAGTCCTTCGCTAGCACCGATATTCCGACCTGCACCCGCAAACTGGCTCGCGAGTTGATTCTGCGTCTGGAGGGCCGCCCGATTGAACGTCTGATCGAGGTACGGATTACTGCCGAGGAAGCCACCATTCAGGCTCTTCTGCGCGTAGTCCTGAGCTGCGGAGACGAGAGGCGATCCGGCTTGCGCGCGTTGCGCGACGCCTTGCAATGCCTGCTCGGAGTATGGCGAGAACGGAATGACAGGCGTTCCGCCTTGATCGTAGTAACTCTTCGACTGTCCCAATCCGTATTGCAGATATGGGAGCTGCCATGCAGGCGGATTGGTGGTGGTGGTTTGAGTTGCCATGTCAGTCTCTTACGAACTTGGTGCCATCCCAGTGATAGCCCTTGGGGAGCGTCGCGGGCTGAAGATTGCTCAGGAAGTTCTCGTACTTCGCTTGCCAGTCACCGGAATTGCCATCCGGCGCGTAGGTCGCGCCGTACCAACTGCCGGCGAGATTGTCGAAGTCCTGTGCGGAGATGAGGCGACCATCGGGCAATGCGTAATAATGCTCAGCCGTTCTGCCCAGAGGCAGAGTGACGGGCTTCGCGCCTGTGTAGGCCATGTACGCCGCCTCGTTGCGATCCTTCGACTTGTCGTCGTTGAGCGGTCCAGAGTTCAGGTAGCTGGATAATGCAAATCCAGCCGCCGCGAGCGGTATCGCCTGCAGTGCTCCGCTCGAGGCGAGCACGCCAGCTCCAGCTCCCGATGAGCCGGCAGCCCCCGATGCGCCAGCTGCTCCTGCCCCCGCTCCTGCCCCAGCGCCCGCACCGGATGCTCCTGCGAGACTCGCCTCGACCGTCGGCGTGGTCCATCCACCGAGGAATCCCGCTTCGGATAGCGCGGCGTTCGCTGCGGCTCCGCTGCCGATTCCACTCAAGCTGCCCGCGAGAGTCGCGGCCGGCGCGTAACCGGTTGCAAGGCCGCCTGCATCGAATCCGAACGCACTCGGATAGTTGAGCTGGCTCAATGCCGCGTTATTCGCGTTCGCACCCGACGCCCAGCCTGGCGAGAGTCCGCTCGTGAGCCCAACCTTGCTCCCGAGTTCGTTCAACTGGTTCGGCTGCTGAATCGCCGGATCACCCGTGTTGCCGGTGACCTTGTTGTAGAGATCATTCCCCCGTTTAGCGTCCTGCAAGATTCCGAGCACGCCCGGCCCTGTATCGGACGCGACACCGCTCGATGGGTCTGAAAACGGTAAGCGCTTATCCGGAAGCGGCGGTCGCTTCGGGCTGCCTGCCATCTGAAACGCAAGTTGCGACAGCGGGCCCATGCCGAAATTAAGCGGAATCGCCGACAAATCCTGATTGGCCGGCAACGCGCCTGAGGATCGCTCCGGAATATTCCAGATGTTCGGGACAGGCGCAGCCGTCAGCGGCTGGCTCATTGTGGGGAACCAGCCGTATAGATCGTTGGCAGCCATGGTCAGATGTATCCGGATGGAACGGCCTCGTATTCGAGGCCTTGTGCTGCGTTGAACGTGCCCGCAATCGTGAGTCGAGCGCGGTGGTAGCGCGCGTCACTGCGAAAGTTGCAAAAACCGGAGCGGCTGTTCGCCGTCACTTCGCTCGTATAGTTCACCGCGCTTGTACGATCATTGCGAGCCCCCACCGCAACGGTAAGTGCATTCGCGGTGACATCGACAAGTGGCTTCACGCCCTGCACGAGCGCCCGACCGCCTGGATTCAATTCCGTTTCCGACGTCGTGAAGATCGCCGTGCCTGGCGTCCCCGAGAATTGTCCGACCTTGTACGAACTATCGAACGCGTACACTGCCGACGATGAAGTCATCGTCTGTTCGCCAGAATCACCATACGCGCTAGGTCCAATCTGAACAGGAAAGAGGCAGTCCTGATTGGCATGCGTCCATCGATCATCCGATGGGCTGTAGATCAGCAACTCGTTCGGACGAAAGTCCGTGCTCGTGGATGTCGGAATCGCCCAAATAATGAGGTCATTGATGTAGTCGTACACGCCTGCCATCTGAAAGCGGGCGGTACTCGTACCCGATGTCGTCTTGATCTTCGATCGGAAATAGGCATCGATCTTATTCTTTCCAATCGGCTTAACGCTCACGCCATCGGTGACATAGAACCCATCTACCGATGCGAAATAGACCAGAGATCCAACTCGGACGATCGACTTCGGATACATCGCACCGTGAACACGGTCAATCTTGTCGAATTGGAAGACGACGCTTCCGCCGACATAGGTCATGCGTGTGATCGCATTGACCTGGAAAATGAGACCGTATTGATCTCCGGATGCAATGCCAGTGACTTCGCCGTAAAAGTCGTCCAGGTATTGCTCCCCAGACTGAGTCGCTATAGCAGTCGCGCTATTGGGCGTCGGCCAGTTCGTGATGTCGTCGATGGCGGACCATCTCACGTAAGCAGGCGCCACACCGACAACCGTGCCTATCACGACAAATCGGTTTACGACGCCGATTCGGGCAGCCGGAGCAATTGTGTCCCCACTCAACCTAAGCGCCGTAAATGCGGATGCTGCACCTAACGTATGCTGCCGCGGTGAGAATGCGACGCTCGTCGAGAGCACAATGTCATCAAATTGGGCGAAGGAGATGTCGTCATAAATGCCCAGTGCGCCGGTTGTCGAGAGCTCTCCGAGCGTGGTCCAACTCAATGCGGAGCTATCGAATCGCGAGAACGAGATAGCCGTTGCGACATACGCAGCATACAGATCATGACGAGAGCCAGAGGGTGCATTGGCATTGCCCATGAATGCGCCCAATGGACGCTGCGGCAATGCATTGCCACTCGTTTGCAAGGGGGCGAATGACTTGTAGGTTCCAGCAACAGGAATCACATTTAGCGCCTCGATCAACCCAGGATTGTTCAGTTCTGGCTGGTCCGGCAGCCATTCCTTGAACAGAACCGCGCCGTCAAACTCGCTCATATGACTACAGTCGCAGGCGGAGAGCCGGAATAGTCTTCGAAGCGCATACGCGACCGATACGCGTCGAGGGCAACCTGATACAGACCCGACCAGGTTTGGAGCCGAACATCATTCTTGATGAAGGGTTCGGCCTCGAGCAATGAGCCGTAGAGACAGAGATCCGGGGAATTCACGATGCGCCAGTCAGAGGCCGCGTCCGCCGCCGCACTTCTCAGAAGTGTCGGCTTCGCGTAGTAGGTCCCTTTCAGAGTGCCCGAGCTCGGCTGCGGGCCAAACTCGAAATTGCTTCCATTACGGGCAATGTAGGCAGCAGTTCCCGTGCTCCCTGACCGCGGAAAGCGGGCATAGAGTTGATCGAGCGAGATACGTTTGAGCGGAGGCGAATTCTGCCCGCTGATGTACGCTATCTTGAGCCCGAGATAATCGCTCGGCACGGGGGCCACGTACGTGCTCGTATTGATCGAGGCCGAGAGCGCAGTCTCCATCCACGATCCCCAGTTCTCCGAGTCTCGCAGGAAGCGCTCTTCCCAGTTCTGCGTGAAGTTCGGCAACCAGCTCGTCAGATCCGAGCGCGCGAGATAGTCACTCACAGCAGTTTGCAGTGACGTATATCCAGAGATGACGGCCATCAGTCTTCACCGATCATGTGCATGGCGTTCTTGCGTGCGCGGTGCCACGGCTCTGAGGCTCGACAATGCTCGTATTTCTCAAATCCCGGTGCGCCCAGCGTGTAGTGGAGCAAGCGCGCAAGACTCTCATCCTGTTCACCAACGAGCACATTCCATTCACTCGGTAATGCTCCGATCTGGTTGTCCTTGAGCCAGGAGAAGCGATGCAGGAAAGATCCGGGCGCTTCCTTCACGAACTCGGGTGTCAGCAGGCGATTCGCCATGTGCCCACAGTTCCAGAGGATTACCGAGCTCCAGTTCTTTCTCGGATACGAGACGTTGTCCGCTTCCATCGGCGTGCCGAGGTACTTGCGCGGATGCTTCGTCGTGTAGTCATGCTTGACGACCGCGACGGCCTTATCGAACAGGAACTTTTCGCGCAGATTCCAGAGATTGGCGATGTCATCACAGAGAACCATGTCGCCATCGCAAAACAGTGCCCATCCCGAATAGCTCTGCAGGTATGGCACGAGAAAGCGCGAGTAGATGAACGCGTTCGTGCCGTCCTTCTGTCCATCGAAGTTCGACAACGTCGGCCCGTGTAGCGGATGGAATGAAACAGGCACCGACGCGCGCTCGATCACACTCTGGCAGAACGTGTGATAGCAAGCCGCCTCCCGTTGGTCGAAACCAACGTAGAGCGGCACCGTTGATTGCATTGTTATGCTACGAGTTTCTTGCCGTCAGGCGCTTCGAGTTTCGGCTTCGGGAAGCCAATGACGTGGAACGCATGGGCATGCGTGACCTGCACAGTCTGCAAGTCCCACCGCTCCATGAGCTTCGGCAGCCACCATTCCATCGGCTGCTGATTGATGTGCGCATTACGCCCGTCAGGAAGAATCTTTCCGGCCGGTCCGGTGTGAATCGTCAAAAACGCGACGACCTCAGTCAGCGAGAGCAGATGATCGAGGACGTTATCCAGGTACTCCGGCTCGATGTGCTCGAGGACATCGATGCACGCAACCATCTGGGCAGGAACCGGAGCACCAGCGAGATCCGGCACACCTGGGTCGTACGCCTGATATGTCAGCTTTTGCTTCGGCTTAATGTGCTTGATGAGATTCATCCGAGAGCCGCATCCGTAGTCGAGCAGATGCGTGATCTCCAGCCGATCGATGATCTGCGTCACGAGTGGCGCGAACTTCACGGAGGCAATGCCGTACTCCGTGTTTTCATGCATCCACTGCTGCTGCTTCTGATACTCCGGAGAGATGAAGCTAGGAGAATCGGGACTGGAGTTCGTTGGCGATGTCATGTACCGGCCATCTGTTCTTGATCTGACGGAAGATTCGCGCCGACTGATACCACGGTAGCGTGTCGTACTCTTCTCCGTACCGCCATTGAGACGTTGACGGGAGAATGATCCAGCACGGCACACCGAGTGCGCCTGCAAGGTGATTCACGCTTGTCTGCATGCCAACGACGAGATCACACGAGGCCACGAGTGCGGCCGTATCGTCGTAATCCTTCGTGAGCGTGGCGAACGGATATTGCACGACCGGCGTGCCCTGAATTTCATGGGACGCGTCGCGGTACTGTAGGCTCACCCAATGCGCATCGATCGCACTGAAGATCGGCTTCCATTCCGCGAGCGGCAGATTTCGGTTCATCGAACCGTTGTGCCAATTGCCGCCCGTCCAGGCGATGCCAATCACGGGCTTGCGCTTCTGCGCCCATAGTCCCTTCCACATCGCTGTCCGATCGGGACATGGCGCGAGATAGGGCGTTCCCGGGAAGTCCGCATCCGAGTTGCGGTAGAACTTGCCGAGCTCGAAGCCTGCGCAGGATGCAGCAATCTCCGACTGCTCGACGCCAGGCCAGTGAATGGACTTCTCCCATCTGGTGCCGAAGACCGACGCCTGCGGGAAGGAACGACGAAATAGCTTTTCGAGTCGCTTGTCGCAGTCGAGGATGAGCTTTTTGCAGTCCTTCGCAGCATCCGGAACCATGGAGGCCGCGCAGATCTCATCCCCGAGACCCTGCTCCCCGTAGACGACGACAGTTTTGCCCTTTGTCCCGTCCCAATCCGGCTCGCCGGGATTGCGGTACTTCACGCGCAGACGGTTCTGTGTGCCTACGGATGAGGTGTAGTACGGCCACCCCTCTTTCCACTTTCGCTGTCCGAGGAGGGCCAGCGCGAGGTTGTGCCGCGTCATGGGATCGTCGTCGAGTGCCAGCGACTCGCGCGCGATAGGCTCGGCATCCGCAAACTTGCCACGGTCCAGATATATGGAGCAGAGGTTGTTCAGCACCTGTCCGCGCTGGATCGGCCCTCGCACGTACTTCAGCGCTTTGCGATAGTTCGCCTCACCCTCATCGAGCTTCCACAAGAGCTGTCCTGCATGCCCGAGGCCGTTCCAGGTCTCATAGCGATCTGGCCGCAATTGGCTTGCGAGTTTCGCGAGCGGATAAGCCAAGCAGAGCTTGCCCGCCTTCTTCATCACTACCGACATGAGCACGAGCGCCGGTGCGTTCATCGGCTCATGCATCAGGACCTTCTCAAGGACTGTGTAAGCCTTGTCGATCTCGTTAGCCTTGATCAGCTCGTTGGCGTGGTCGATGTCGGACGTTTCGACGTCCGGGTTCAGTTCGATGACTTGGGCCATTACGGGAGCACCAACATGGAATCTGGTTCACGGGATTGAAAGTAATTGCGCAGCTCATCTGGCGATCTAAACCGCAGCTGGGTCAGGGACGCTTTGAACGTCCACTTGCCGTTCTTGCCCTTCTGCCATTCGCCGCCAACATACCCATCCATGCCGCTGTACTGGCTGTCGGTGGAAAACGTCGGATGATTCGGCTTCTTGAACTGATCCGTAAAGTGACCGTTCTCAGCCTGTCCTGCGCCCGCCTTGAAAGCTCCACGAAGATCGTAGTCATACACGTCAGTCGACATGTCACGACCGTTTTTTGCGCTGAGCGCTCTAAGCCACTGCTGGAATGCCGCCTCGTCCTGTGGAGAAAGAGCCGTGTTGTAGCGACCGGAGAAGTCCATCGGATCTGCGAGCGGTCCGGGCTGTATTTGCGGCATCAGCGGACCAGCAAGTGCTAGATCTAATACGCCCATTAGTTCGGGAGCGTATGACGCTTCTCCGTACACTTCAGGTGCGGATACTCGCTGTTGATGAGCTGGAAGGCCTTCTTCATATCCGCGCGCTTGAAGATGTCGACGCCATGCTTGAAGCGCAGCTCCAAAATCACGACAGGTGGGATGCGCGCATATAGCCATAGGTCCTTCTTGATGCCGGCGTCCGTCAGACCATTGATGCGCTCGGCCTTGGCCACTTCCAGCACTCCCGTCACATCCTGACGGTAGTGATACTGATGACGCATATCGTCGCGTGTGTGGTCTTCCCACATCTGCACGCCAGTCAGTGGATCGAAGTCGACGAACTTGGCCATTACCCGAGCACTCCGCGCATCTTTCTCTTCACGTCGGCGTCGTTGAATTCCTTCGCCACGTTGACGGGCACGCCGACCTTCTTCGCGAACTTCGGATTGTGAGCCGCAGCCGCCATGAGACGCGCCTGCTTCTTGCTCTTACTAGGCATGGCTACTTTCCGAACGCTTTCGACACATGCGCAGCGTGGCCCGTGTTGCGCTTGGAACTGAAGGCGCTCGCGGCATGCTCCGCGTGGCCGCTGCTGCGACTCGAGAAGGCTTTCGAGGCCTGCTCCTTGTGGCCCGTATCGCTCTTCGCGCTAAAGGCGCTCTTCGCGTGTGCGGCGTGATTCAGCGTGGAGCTCTGTGCCGCAGGTTTCTTGCCGAACATAGTTCCTCAGATCGGTGATCTCGACACCGAGTGAATGTAGGGCCTCGCGCTCGGCCCGGAAGTCGTGCGGTGTCACCCGTGGCATGCGCGAATGCCACTTCAGAAACTCGCCCTCGCCGCCCAGAAGGCGGTCGCAACCGATGAACCACAACCGCGACGGGCTGAGATTTTCCATCGCACAGAACGCCGCGCAGAGTCCGTGAGACGGCTTAGCGTCCGAGAACAGCGCGTAGTAGCTATCCCACTTGTGCTCGATCTCATCGCCGTAGAACCAGAACTCGCACCCCGGCTTGGCGAAAGAGAGGGAACGCCCACAGAGGTAATCCGTGCGCGTTCCCCAGTGCTCTGGAGCGGCAGTGCGGCCATTCTTCAGCCGCACCACCGTCATCGCATCAATCACAGCCCCAAGACCCGAAAGAATCGAGGGGCCGTGCCCGACGATTACGAGATCGCCACGCACTTGCTGGATGCGTTCGGATTGCGACAGACCAGAGTCAGCTCCGTCACAATCAACTTCTTTGTCGCATCGCCAGTCTTGGCGAGGTCCTTCGTCTGCGGGTTACGCAGAAAGGCGAGCGCCCAGTAGTCCGGATCGAGACACAGCACGACGCTCGAGCGCACGTAGCGCGACAGCACCACCATGTGCGGCGAGCCGAAGCTCGACACATACATATTGGCCGCGCCCACAATGCTCGACTGCTTGCCAGGCTGCGCCTCGATGTAACGGGTCGCCACCCCCGCGAATCCATCGATGTAGCCCTTCGCGAGCGGGCCCGCGAGGATGACCCGAGGATCGCCGCCCTTCGTCCACGCGCCCTGCAACGCCGCCTTGAATGAGGCTTCCGTCAGTGCCGCAGTCGTCGTGCCATCGGTCGGAGCCGCGACCGTGCCGCCCGCGAAGCCGGCAGTAGTCGCGCCCGAGGTTGCAGTCGTCGCCACTGCATTGGCCGCGGCGTTGCTGGTCGAGGTCGGCCCCGCAATCCAGCTCTCCATGGAGGCCATGGAGCGGCCGGTCGCCGAACCACCCGCCGAAGAAGCCTGGTTCGTGACGATCGCGAGCTCGATATCACGCTTCAGCTCTTTCAGGAGCTTCGTGCCGAGGCGGCCGGTTTCCGTGTCGCGGCCGATCTTCTTCACCTGCTCCAACGTGTCGGACACGATGAAGGTCTTGTTGAAGATCTGCAGGTAGTTTCCCAGGCGCGACGCCGGCACGGCAGTACCGAACGACGCATCGTCACCTTCGCGAACGATGTTCGATGCCGCCGCCGCGAGGTTGTCCGAGAGCCATTCGTGATAGGTATTGCTCGCGCTCACGCGGTCGAGATTCGACAGCGCCCATGTGTCCATGGGATCGAGCAGCCAGATGACGTCTTCGACGTCCTCACGAATGTTGGGGCCGTAAGAGATGGAGCTGGCGATAGCGCCAGTCCAAGTTGTACCAGTGATGATTGCCATGTGTTACCCGAAAATCCGTGCGATTCGGTCGCGGACCAATGCCTGGTGCTCTGGTGAGCCCGGCTGGAGTTTGGAAACCTGCTTCCGAAACGCGAGTTTGTCCTTGACTTGCTGTGGCATCGGATTGGAGGGCGTCGTCTTCACGGCCTTCGCATTCTGTACGGTGGGTTTCGCGGACGACTTCAGCTGGTCGTATTGCTGAGCCTTCCACAGTGTCACCGCGTGACGCGGGTCGAGAATCGAATTCAGCTCCTCCTCCGTGTAGCCTTCGGAGAGAGCGTGCTGGCGAATCTCCTTCGCCGTCGCTTCACTCCAGCCGGGAATCTTCTTCGTGATGATGTCCAAGCTCTGAGCGCGGAGCTTTGCGATCTCCTGCGCCTGCCTATTGCCCCAATCCTTCCGCTTGTCCTCGATGCTCTGATTCAGCGCATTACGCCGATCCTTGAGCGAGTCGAGGTCCATGCGATGCCGAATGAGCTTATCGAGATCAAAGCCCGACACGTCTTGCGCCTGTGCCTGCTTGATGACCTCATCCAGCATTTCAAGCTGTCGGAGCTCTGGACCGGCCTCACGTTGGAAGTCGGCCTGCATGTTCGAGATGCGGTGCTGGTTCTGCGCAATCTCCAGCGCGCGTCTCTGCTCTGCAAGGGACTGAGACTTCTGCGTGTAGTCACGCTCCTGCATGAAGCCCTTCTCGAGCTTCTTCGGCAGCGTGTACTTCTCGCCATCAATCTCCAGGTCGAAAGTCTCCTCGACAGGCGCAGCAGCCTCTTCCGGCTGTTCGCTTGCTGCCTCGGGTTCTTCTTGCTGGGTCGGTTCTTCCTGAACCTGCTCCGGTTGCGGAGCTGCCTGCTTTCTCGGTGCCTGTTGCGGCTTGCCGGAGAAAATGCTGGCAATACGATCCTCTACCGAGGGCGCCGGGGCTTGCTCGGTCTGAATCTGCTGGTCCATGGTTTACCTGTAGGCGGCCTTGAATTCGGCCGGAGAGAGATCGCGACGTCGCATCTGCTCGAGTTCTGCCAAGGCGATCTTGCCGTCAGTGACAGCGCGCTCAAGCAGGGCCCAGACATCGCCCAGGGCCTTCAACATCAACTTCAATTCGTGGGCGCCCTCGCGATCGCGGATCGGGGCGTTCTCCCATGCTTCGTGAAGAACGCGCGCGACTTCATCGCGGGCGCGCAGCAGTTCTTTATCCTTCAGGAGCTTTTCGACGCGGGTGCCACGGTCAATGTCCTCCTGGAGGCTCACTGCGAAACCGTCTCAACGTGCGTCGCGCGCCCATCCTTGCCGCGCACGATGCGCTTGGGCGCCGTGATCGCATGCAGCATCTGCTGCAACATCTGGCCATGCTGCTGATGGGCGTGGGCCAAGCCCTGGATCATCTCCAGCATGCCGTTAGACTCTTTGGCCTTGGCAGTCGCCTCGATGTTCTTCGGGTTCAGATTCGCGCGATGCTGCTCGAGCTGTAGCGTCTGATTGCCCTCGAATTGCTTCATGCCCACCTGATGCTGCGCGCGGAACTGCTCGATCTGGCCGGCGTGATGCTGCTTCATCTGCTCGACCGTCACTGCCGTCTGCGATGCGAGATCCGCCTTGTACTTGTCATGCGCAAGCTCGGCTTGCTTCAGCCGCTCTTCGCTCTGGAGTTCTGCCGCCTTCACGCGCTCTGCGCTCTGCGTCTTCATCTGCTCAGCCGCCATAACGGTCGGGTCAGGCTGCGGCGGACCAGGAGGCGGAACGGTCGCCGGGTCGGTGAAGAACTTCTCAGGCGTCGACATGTCCGCTGCCTTCGCAAGCTCGATGTTCGTCTCGTAGATGTTGCGCGGCTGCACGACTGGCAGACCCAACTGGAGGGCCTGCATCTGCTGCATGCCGATCATCTGCAAGCGGGCGATCATCGCGTCCTTGTTGCCGGCCGCGTATCCCACGCTGATCTTAAAGTCGCTGCGAGAACGCCACTCGGCAGGATTCACCTCTACCCACTTGCCGCGCAGTTTGACCGTCTCGGTCTTGTGGCCCGACTTCAACACGATCTCGTGGAGGATTGAGAACATCTCCACAATGCCGTTCGCGAAGTGCCGCGCGATCTGCTCCACGCGCTGAGCCGCCATGGTCGAAAGCTGATTGATCGCAACGCCTGACTGCGTGTTGCTCAGTGATTCCTTGTCAAGCCCGGTGAAGTTGCTGTTGACGCCGACACGCGTCTCCTTGACCGAATCCATGTACGCAAGCCCTTCCATGGCCTGCGGGAATACGAACGGCACCTGGATGGGCATGATGTCCTGCCCGTATACCGCGCCATTCCGGCCGCGCACAATCCCGCCAGGACGCGAGACGAGCAGATCATCGAGTGCGATCTTGTCGGGATTCGCGAACGTGCGCGTGTTGTTGGTCTGGTAGAGGTTGTCCAGACCTTGGCGCAGGATCGCGGTCTTGATGCGCTGGATATCGAGCGTCGTATCCGCAACACCCTGGCCAATATGTCGATGGGGCAGTGGATCGCCGCACAGCACCCCAATCGGTATGCGGTTCACTTCCTCGCGATAGAGAATCGTCTGCCCGACACGAACGACGTACTGGAGCTCTGCGATCCCATCCTGATCGAAGTCGTGACGAATCCACACCCAGCGGCATTTGACGCGACGTGACGCAGGATCGGTGCGCTCATCCGTTGACCACGCATCCTCCGCGTACTGATCGCGTGCGGCATCCTCGGGCGGGACATTGAAGTCATCGCGGCCAATGTCATCCGCGACTTCATACCCTTCCTGACGAAGCTCAGAGATCGTCGGATAGTCGTAGTACTCGAAGTACTCCGAGTCTCGGACCTGAACGGTCGTCGTAGTCTTCGCCACCCGTACGCGCTCAGGCGGCAGCACTAGGATGCAGAAGCGCGTGTCCTCCTTCGTGCGCCGGATCTCCAGGTCATAGAGCATCGTCGTCGGCGGCGGGGGCTGCATGATCGGCTGACCGTCAGGACCCATCATCGGCGCGGGTCCTTGCGGACCCATCTGCATCATGGGCTGCGGCGGAGGCGCGACGTAATCCGGATCGGGATATTCCTTCATGCTGAGGACTTCGGGCTTGTCCTGCATGATGAGCGCAACGCCCTCTTGCGTTTGGCGCTCGTACTTCTCGATCTCAACCTGTCGGCGCTTCTCGCGATATGGATAGAGATAGCCGGCCTTCGACAGCAGCGCATCCTTCGCCGCCGTGTTGAAGATCTCGAACCAGTTGTTACGCTGGAGAACAATGTAGTTCAGGTACTGCGCTTCCTGCTTCGAGGCCTCCTCGTCCTCGGGACCAACCGGAGGCAGCTCTACGACATCATCGCCATTGGCGAAGATGCGTGAGAGTGAGGGCGTGATCCATTGCACCGTCTCATAGATGGAGCGGTCGACGACCTGCGACCGTCCCGACTCTGCGGGCTCGACGTTCTCGCCGAGGTAATAGCGGATCGCGAGGGCGCGCTCGTCCGACAATGAGTCGTCAAAGCCATAGGAGTGTGACTCGGCGGTGTCGATCGCGCCGAGTAGTGAGCGGACGTCCTCGCTGTCCGCGTCATAGGTTGCCACTTACACGATACCTGCGTTGCTGTACTTCAGAGGTTTCGACCAGTTCGTATCGTCGTTCACTAGTTGGTCCGCTACTTGTGCGAGATAGCGGAAAGCGTCCGCCGCGTGACTGTGCTCGTCATGCAGCGGGCCCATGGGTTCCTGCGTCGTCTGATTGATCTGCCGGCGATAGCGCTTCAAGTGACCGACGAGAGCCGATGATTTATCTCGGTCAAAGTAACAGCGTCCGAATACAACGCGAGCAGCCTTGATGCCCGCTTCAACATCGCCTTTCGGGATGATGCTGACTGAGCATCCGAGTTTCGAGAGGATGTCGCGGGCGCTGAGCCCTGAGCTTTCCAGTCGGGCTGAATCGCCATCGTGCGGCAGATAGTCCGTTCCCCAGTTGTACTTTCGCTCTTTGAGTTCTTGCACATAGTCAGGCAGCGTTCGATGCGAATCCTCGAAGAAGTCGATCACGCGCAATTCGCCGCCCACACGCTGGACCATGATGATCGACGAGAGATCGTTCCATCCTAAGTCCCATATGCGATGGACCTTCAGCAGCGGATCGTACGGAACTGGGCGGAAGCGCTTATCGCGCATCATCGCTTCCAGCTCTCGACGATAGATCGCGCCCTCAACCGCAGGACGGCACTTGCCCTCCCAGACGGTCTCGTAGCCTTCAGGATCGCGCTGCTTCCACTGCTGGCGCAGCTTCTCGAGTTCCGGCGGAAACCACGGATTGTCTCGCCAGTTCATCTCGATCACGAGCGCATCGTCGGGCGCGTTCTCGACGAACCTCAACCATGTCTCGTCCGTGTCGAGTTCGGGATTGAACGTCACCCAAATCTCAGAGCCGGGCTTGCGAATCGTCGGCTCCAAGATATCCCAGGACTTCTTGGTGACGACCTGAGCCTCTTCGACCCAGACTCGATCGACACCCTCGAAGGATTTGATCTTCACCGCATCGAGCGCGCGGATTCCCTTGAAGACGAACTCCGAGCCGTTGCGGCCCGCGATCGTCTTGTCCTGGATCGTGTAGAAGCCACCCAAGCCCATCTCGTGAATCTGGTCGCTCAGAAGCTTGCGGACCGATTCTTCGATGGTGTTCTGGATCTCACGCGCACAGAGAATGCGCAGCGGCTTCTCTGCCGCATCGATCAGAAGTTGGCGAGCCACACTCCATGACTTCGCGGAGCCTCGGCCACCGCGAATGATCTTGTAGCGCCTGGGATGGCGAAGCGGCTCAAGCTTCGCTGGCAGGCGGACTACTGTACTCAACGCTCAGGCTATGGCGGATTGGGCCGCCGTCCTCGTCGCCCTGGTGGGTTACCGCTTGAGACGGCTTGCCGTCGAGCCGATCGCCGATCTCCTCAAGCGCCCACTTGTCGCCGTCATCAATCGCTAGCGATGCAAGTTTGTCGGCCGCGGCATCCAGTCCAGCATCCACGGAACCGGATTTGCGAGCGAGAGCGCGCATAATCGCCTCGCGCCAACGTCTCGCCTTCGCAGCGTTCTGATTACCGGGCTGGCCGCCCCTATTCGACACGATTCATAACCTCTTGTTTGTGACTGCATGCTGCTTGGTCACATCAGGAGTAAAAGGGCGTCTTCCTCATCCTGCTCTTCCAAAGCGCGAGCGAGCAGTAACGCCAGTTCCGCATCGATCGCCGCCGAGCGATAGACCTCGTTGATCGCCTTCCTGGCCTGCCGAATGACCGGCGCTAGTTCAGGATCAGGCGAGCTGATCGCGGGAGTACGAAGCCGGACAGGCTTCTTTCCCATCTTGCGCGTGGCCGGCACCGTCTCTGCGGCGAGTTCCTGCGCATGGCGTACAGCCACTTCCCGGGCACGCTCGAGCAGGGCTTGCGCATGCTGCGCATCGCGTACCTCGAACAGCTTATCGTCGATCTCGATGAACTTCCGACGGCGCCTAGAGCCATGGGCAGACGGAGGGGGCTCGACAACCGGTGGCGGCGTGTCGCTTGCGCTCGCCGCAAAGCCCAGATTCATGAGCCATGAGAGCGCACTCACTTGTAGAACACGTTGTAGTCGACTGTGCTGCCAGGCCCAGTCGAGCCCGCGCGTGTCGTAGTCACGGCGATCGTGATTGCGGTTGAATGCGCGATGCCGTTCGACATCTCGACATTCGCGGCTGAGCCTGCAGGGATACCGAGCGAGTAGACCGGCGTCGTCGTTCCGAGCGTCACGCTGCCCGAGGCAGTGTTGAAGAATTGAACATACGCAACACTGGCGTTCGGATTGTAGAAGTACCAGCCATACACCTGGCCGGCGCTCGCCTTGACCGATGTCGCTGTGGCACCGATCGATCCTGTTGCAACTGAGAGGCCGCCCGAGGTCGCAGGAACTGTCGTCGAGTTAACACTGAAAGCTGTGTTGTCACTTGCGATCGTGACGCGCTGGCAACCCGCAGAAGCGGTTCCATTGCCCGTTGCCGTGGAGGTGCCCGCGATCTGCGCGCAGTTGATCGCGCTATTGGCATCTGGGGTGACCAGAAGCTTGTTTGTGAGCTGCGGCTGATCGGTCGCAATCACAACCCGAATCGTGCCAGCCGACTTGTTGCCGCTGTTAGTGTCGGTTGTGGTACCCGCCACCTGAGCGACATTGACGGACGAGTTTGAGGTGATGGATACCGTGCCGTCGACCGTGACCGATCCGCCGTTGTCGCTGATCGGCATCGGATTGGCGGCGCCCACGAGAAGGCCACCACCACTCGCCGCCAGCACCATGCCCACGACGGCCCGCGTATCCGTGCCGGCGCCTGTGTCGAGATCCGCTGTCGTGAGCTCGGAATCGACGGTGACCGTACCGCTGACACCTACAGTGCCGTCGACGGTGATGGAGTTGCCACCATCATCGATCGAAATGTTCCCGCCATTGTCGGCGATCTGCAGCGGCGTCATGGAGGCCACGCCCTGCACGGTGATCACGTCGGCCGATGCGCTGCCTGCGGTTCCAAGAGCAGGTTGCTTCGCGGCGGTCGCCGCTCCCGTCGGGAGACTGATCGTCCCTGAGATATTCGTGATATTCCATGTGCCGCTCTGCGCCGCGCTCGTCGGAAAGCGATTCGTCGTGTCTACGACCGTCGCGGCATCCAGCGCGCCGTAAGCGAGTTTGACGATCTGATAGTGGACGCCTGCGATATCGTCAGTCGCAAGTGTTGCGCCACCAGCCCCGGCATTGAGCGTGACGTTGTCGGCCACCTATCCCACTCCGAGGGCAGCGAGCGGCTTCACGGTGACGCCTCCACCACCGGAGAAATCACCGCCCGACCAGTCATTGATGTCGCAGGTCGTGCCGCCGTGGCCGAATTGGATGCCAGGCTTACCGCTTGCGAATGTCGTATCGCCCGAATTGCTCGCGGCCGTCGTGCCGCCGCTACCGCCCTTCTTGCAGACGATCGCGTTGCCTTGGATCTCGAGGTAGCAGACGTTGCCGGCGACCCAGGTCGTCGCGCCATCCGAGCCGAGCTGCGTAAACGCGCCGGAGACGGCTTTGTAGAGGCGCGTGCCGGCAGATGAGCAGTACACCTCATACGCACTGTCGGTGCCGGCAGAGGCGCTACCACGAACTGTCGTTCCGGTTCCGTTGTTGGCGGCATTACCGACAGCCGTATTGAGTGTCGCTTGGCTCCACTGGTCGTTGGGCCAAGTAACACCACCATTGTAGGAAGACAGTGAATCGTCGACCGTGGCGCGCGCTTGGTTGCTGACGATGCCGAAGTCCCCAGTATTGACGATCCAGTTCGCGCCGAGTGTCGCATTGTTGGCCCGGTCGAAGTTGTCACTGGCAAGCGTCGCCATCGATCACAGGTCACCGAGCGTGATCGCCGTGCCAGCAGCGAACTGCTGGCCCATGATCCGCAGCACTTCACGCACGGTCGTCGAGCCGGTGATGCTGGAGCGATCGAGCCCGAGAGAATCAGACGCTGCCGCCAGGATGTTTCTCGTCTGCACCGAGAACTGGCCCAGCGTCTTGTCGAGATTGCCGGCGAGCGTCAGCTGCAGTCCCATGCCATCGCACCGCTCGGCAAAACTCGCCATTCCCACGATGACCCGCAAGACAGTGCGATAGGTCATGCCGGACGTGAGCCATTGCGCCGGCACGTTCAGCGCTTCTAGGGCGTTCTGCGTGGCCGTCAGCGCAATGGTATCGTCGAGCGGCGGGACCACGATGGCGTCCGCGTTGGCTCCTACTGTCGCCTCCTGCGCCGGCGTCGCATTTGCCCATACGATGCCCCAATTGCGAGGCATGTCGCGCCACTGCCATTCGACCGCGAGCGCTGGAATGTACTTCGGGACGAAAGGGTCAGCTCGCGTTCCGGTGCCGACAATCGGAACAATGAAGAAGCTCATCTGCGCTTGGACTTGTAGACGTTGCGCTCATCGAGCGCGAGTGCCCTGAAGCCGCCCTTGATCGTCCAATCACCGAACGAGGTGTGAACGATCATCGTGCTTACCCGCACTTCGCCCACATGACGGGCGGAAGCTTCGTGACGGCGTTGTAGAGGTCGACGTCCTTCTTGTCGATTTGCTGATACGTAACTTTGCCGACGGTAGCCGAGGTCTGCATGCATGGCGTGCCCTCATGGGCGTAGCCCACTGACACCATCCGCAGATCCCCGGTCGCGGCCGCGCCGCGCATCTCATAGGCGACGAGCGTAACAACGACGGTGTTCGTCGGAGCTCCGGGGGTCGGCGGTGGAACGATGGCCGTTGCGGTATTGCTCATCGCGCTCTCGACGTTGAGAGCGACAGCGGTGACCTGATACTCCTGCGTGCCGAAGGCGACCGCAGTGCGCGTAAAGCTGCAGGAGGTGGCGCCTGAGACGAGTTTCTGACGCGTCTGACCTTGGAGGCTGCCATAGAGATTGAACGTCAGCTGGCCTTGGGCGGCGGAGATCGGCGTGCCATCCGTGTTCGTGGTCGGCGGCGTGCAAGTCACCTTGAGATCGGTGGCATACGCGCTCGAGACGCCGATGAGCTGAAAGCCGATGAGACATCCCGCGATGAGCAGCAGTAGGCGGACGCGAGTCATATGGCACTCCAGAAAAAAACGGCCCGCACAAGGCGGGCCAACGGTGTGTCTCAGGTCCTACGCGCGCTGCGGGGGCAGCTATCGAGCGTAGGCCTAAAAGGGTACTTCCTGTCTCACCCGCAAATCATCTGAATTTTGATTCGGGCGCGATCGAGCAAGCGATAGAACCCCGCGCGAGATTTTCCCAAACGCGCGCATTTCACATCGACTGCATCACTGCGCAAGTAGTGCTGTTCGATCACGCCCCATAACATTCCGTGCGCACGAAATCGCAGTTCACAGACTGCGCGATCAGTGCGCGCGACGTCTTCAGGAAGAGGACCAATCACTAAGCCCGCAGGCGTCGGCGTCACTAGGCGCGCGAATGGCACGATAACGGGATAACCGGTTCCAACGCCGCCTCTCTGCCAGCGGGCCCACTCGGTAAGTCGTCTATCCCCTTCCTGAGCTAGTGCGTCGGATTGCATGCAGTTGAAAACATCGACCGCAACGGCATTCATTCTTCCCCCGAATGTTCCACGTGGACCCGAATTTTCATTCGCTGTATAGCCTCGAATACGAGGCGCCTCACGACTTGCATGCTGACGCCATGTTTCGCTGCGACTTGCTTGTAGCGGGGAATCTGAGCGCGCAGGCCGGCGATTCGCTCGACTTCGGCCTTCAGCTCCTCCGAATGTTTGCTCACGAAAGATCCACCTCTCGCAACTCATAGCGCCCGTTCGCGCGCTTCGTCCAACCATGCACGAGAACGCGGATGCCGGCCTTGCGCAGATGCGCAAGCGCGTCACTATCGGTGATTTTGGCGATGCGCGAACTCATGTTGCTGCCGCTCGTGGCCTGCACTGCGACGATGTCGGCACCCACCGCGAAAACATCGATGATCCCGAACATGTCCTGCCGTACCTTGGCATGCGGATTCCACTTCTCGGTGACCGCGACGAGCGGATATCCGCGGTCGCGGAGGCACTTCAGAGTGCGCTGAGTTGGACTACTCATGCCTGCTTGGCTCCGTACCAGTAGCGCAGGCGCTCGATCTCCTCGTCCTTGCCAGAGGACGGCACACTGCCGATCGCTGGGTCCTTGCCGATCTCCACATCGCCGGCTTTGAGCCATACCAACCTCGCCCCGAAGCGCACGCGCAAGTCATCAGCGACCGCGCAGAACTCGGGGCCCATCACCTCCCGGATTTGATCAGCCGTCATTGCACGGTGTCCGGCGTCATGTCCAATTCCCGGTCCGTCAAATCCCCCTTCGGGGGATTTTTGGACGCGGTGTCCGGCGGTACGGATTCGGACTTTTTGGACAATTTGGACATCACCTCATCCGGCAATCTGTAGCCACCAAAGGCACAGGCCGTGAGGTAGAAGGACGCCACGGCTGCACAGGTCTCCTGTGCGGTCTGGCGTTTCATGCCGAGGTCTCGCGCGATCCGGCGGAGCTCAGGCGGTCCCCACATCAGCGGCTTCTCACTCTTGGCTTGAAGATCCCTTAGCGCGCCGAGCAATTCGCGCTGTCGTAACCCACGAGGCGCATGGCCTCGTTCTTGGGTAGCGACGGTCGTGCTGTCCACAGGGGTCAAGCAAAGAGAAGTCACCGCCCGCCCGTCGTCGTCGATCTCACACAAATCGATGACATCCGCGCGGTAGGCCAGCGGGGGGAGATCGCCGCTGTCCTTGAAGCGTTCCCGACTGACCGTAATGGCACGTTCAGTCGGATTCGGTCTGTTGATTACGTAGGCTGCGTCTGTGTCCGCCTCGAATGCCGAGGCGCCACGGGCGCGGCCCTTCTCCGTCCATCCGGTGTGATGCACCAGAAGAACGGTCGCGCCGTAGCGGCGCTTCAACCGAACATCGAGCCGGCCGATGTAGGCCTTCACCTCGCTGTTCGAATTCTCATCCATGCCGCCCGAGTTCTTCGACACCGTGTCGATGACGATGAGCACCGGGGGCGATTCAAGTTGATCCAACTCGGCGCAGAGCGCGTTCACAGCCTCGTCCGAATTGAAGTCCACTCGCTCCTCGAGCGCGTAGACAGGAACGTTGTGGGGCTTCACGTTCGGTGCGTTGCGCGCGAGCCATGCGCGTATACGCCGGTCGAGGCCGCGGCCTTCGCCGGAAATGAATGCGACGGGGCTGCCCTCGATCGCAATCGACATGCCCCAGTGAATGGCGACGAACGACTTGAACGTGCCCCGCGGTCCAAGAAGGATCGCGATCACCGCCTGCTCGATCACATCGCGAATCAACCACTGCGGACGCGTGGGGTTGGCGAGAAGATCGGACAAGCGCTTGAGGCGCGTGACTGGCTTCGCCTCGTCCAGCCAATCGGATACCTCGACGTTGTCACGCAGTGCGTCCGCGAGATCCCACCCCTCCGGAAGACCAGCTGTCTTCTCGGCCGGATCGACGATGCGGATAGTCGCGGCGATCGGTGCAACGTTTTTGCGCACCCATTCCATCGCCTTGCGACCCGGCTGATCGCAATCGGGAATGAGCGTGAGCGCTCGACCTTTGAGTGGCTGCCAATCCGCTTGGCCTACAGACTGAGCGCCACCAGGCCATGTTGTGGCGACGTACTCAGGAAAGAGCCGCTGCGCGGCGTGGGCGGTCTTCTCCCCTTCGACCACGATGACCGGCTTCTCAGGCTCATTCGCAAGCCGATCGAGCTGGAAGAGCGGCCGGGGATTCGGATGATGCTGCCACTTCCATCCATCCGGCGTGTTGATGATGGGCCGAATGTCCTTACTCTTGCCCTTCGTCCAACGGCAGACACGCATGATCGTTTGACCGTGCGCATCGTGATAGTCCCAATGCTGGTGATACTCGCCGAGCGTGAAATGGCTCTCGGGGATTCCTTCACTCTTGCGAGCGAGCTGCGCGCCGAGTCCTTCGAGCGCCTGCGCGATGTCACGGTAGGAGCAGCCGGCATAGCAGCGAAGCGCGAGTCCGCCGCCGGGACTATCAGCGAGAAACAGCGAGGGATTTTTATCGTCGTGCGCCGGGCAACATGCCTTCCAACCCGTAGGAGACTTCGCAGCCTTCTTAAGTAACGCCGCGCAACGCTCCGCTCCCCAGGGTTGTGACATGACAGCCACCATCAGCGGAATACGCGCGTGAGAACATTGAGAAGCCACAGCGGCGCGCCGTGGTAATACGCAAAGCGAACGATGCGCGAGTAGCGCGTGTCCGCGTCGAGGCTGGCGTCCGTTGTCCAGTGCCTCACGCACGCGGCCTCTCATCCGCATCCGCCGCCCCGGAAGGACGGCCTTCGTCGGGGAGTGTTGACACAGCAGCTCCCGAGGCGACGGACTTGGAGTTCATAGCCCGAGCACCCTGCGGCGGCTATGGAGTGCGACCAAGCGCGACAAACAGAGCGCGCGATCGCTCCCCTTCTTCGCTAAACCCGCGAGAACTTTCGTGTTTGCGATGGCGAGATTGATCTCTTCAGCCGTGGCGTAGGAGCTCACGGCGTCCTGCAGCTCTTGTTCGAGTTCGACGGCGCCGCGAATACACGCAGGCACCGCTTGGTCAGCAGTGATCATCGGACCCGTCCCGTCGTCGACGTATGCTCGTCGTGCGACATCAAAAAAATGCGGCACGAGGCCGCGAAAGCTCTGTCAGCTCAAATTGGTACGCTAGCGCTCAAGCGCTGCGCAGTACTCCTACCGACTATTGTCGGATGTGAACATGAGGTGAGATAAATCGCGGCGTCGGCGCAGTAGCTCTTTTTCGGCCTCATCTGCCCCGCTGAAGTTGTACCGCTGTCGGGACAGCATGCTTCTAAAAAGGGACAATTCGGGTCTTCCCCGATCATCGATACAGGTTTAACCTGTGTGTAATGTTGGGAGCGCCCGCCGGGGCGACGAGGACTCCCCGATCGGGCCATGGGACGGGCCGGTGAAACAACAAGGACCCTCCGCATGGGCAAAGTCATTCGACTACCTTTGCTGTCCCGCGAGGCGCGTTCAGACGATTCAGAATCTCCATCGAGAGGGCTACCCCTTCCCGACCGGCCGCCTCGATTACGGCCGGCATTGCCTCAGGCGGAACGCGTCCGCGCTGTTTCCATTTCGCCAATCGGTCGTAAGGGACCCCGACCTCACGGGACATCTCCGCGTCCGATTCCCAGATCGAAAACACATCCTCGATCGCGCTTATGTCTTGAGTCGCTGGCATCTTGCGATTCAATCATGGACGATAAATCCATGCAACAATGGATCGACTCACAACTGACAGCCGGGGGGCTCCCTCGGAGAATGGTCAGCGTGGGAAGACCAAAAGACACCGTAAGTCCGTCGACTTACAACTCGCAGTTCATAAAACGCGTACGTGCCGCCCGTGAGCTCTACACGGCGGAGCCAAAAGAGATGGCGCGGGCCCTCGGGGTGCGGGAAGATACGTATTACCGCTACGAGAAGCGCACAATGCTCCCCCATCACCTCATACAGCCCTTCTGCGAGCTGACAGGTGTATCGGTGGACTGGCTTATAAACGGCCCCAAGCCCAAAGAAACGCGGCAACCCCTGGAAAAGACGGCGTAATCCAAAAGATGGCGTCATTGGAAGTGTGACGCTCGTCAATTTCGTGGACGAATAATCCTTGACTTCGTGGACGATTCGTCCATACTGCTCTCCACGGTCCACGCACGGACCGGGAGGGCGGAACGGTGAGCAACGAAGGCATCCAGGGCAGCGGGCTCCGCAGTGAAGAGAAGAGCGCGGCGTGTCCGCATGGTCTAGGGGATGGAATTCATTGCCCTATCTGCAACGACCCGCGCCCCGAAGCTCACAAGGCGCTCTCCAGGCTAGCCGGTCGGGCGTACGCGAACGAGCTGCACGAACTGCGCATGCAGTTGACGCACATCGATGACCGGCTGTCGACCTTGAAGGCCGAGGCCGAGGCGCTACTCCGCAAGCGTGCGCCGATCGAGGCACGCATTCGAGAGATCGAGGACAAGCTGCCGTGAGCATCACCTCACAGAGCAACTTCGCCTCGCTGTTTCAGGGGCTGAAATCCCGCACGCGAGTCCGCGTGACGTTCAACCACAGCGCAGGGACTCAGGTCATTGACCTGCTCGGTGCCGGCCCGCTGGGTGGCACCTGCTACATGGACGAGTCCAGCACCTGGCCTCGCAGCTTCCGATACGCCGAAATTCTCGCCGCTCAGGTGTTGTCGTGAGCCATCCCGACATGCCGCCGCGCATCTACTGCGCCCATTGCGCCGGTGAACGGGTTTGGCTGTTCCGCTTCCCCCGTTGGTGCAACCGCGTGCTCGATGCGATCCACGTTTTGCGCTGGGGATTCATGCCGTCATGAGCCCAGTCATCGGACAAGAAAAGAGGAAAACCACTATGAAGATCAAAAAGGGTCAACTCGTCATCACGACTCGCGAATGCGGGCCGAAAGACAACCAGATCGCGGCGGGCCGCAACGGTTCTGTGATTCGCATTGAGGGTGATCGCTACCTCGTCATGTTCGGCGCGCATGAGACAGCGCGCGATGTGTGGCTGACGGCGGACGACATCAAGCGGCCGCCGACACTCGCCGAGCTTGAGGCCGAAAAGAAGAAGAAGTGAATGTGCTCGACCTCTTCAGCGGCATTGGCGGCTTCTCGCTCGGACTTGAGCGAGCAGGCATGCGAACAGTCGCATTCTGCGAATGCGATGAGTTCTGCAGGGCGGTGCTCAGTAAGCATTGGCCCGGCGTCCCCGTCTTCGACGACGTCCGCGCGATCGATTCAGGTCGATTGGGTGAGCTCGGACGAATCGACCTCGTCTGTGGCGGGTTTCCCTGCCAGCCCTTCAGCCAGAACGGCCGCAAGAGGGCGCACAACGATGCCCGCCACCTCTGGCCGGCAATGCGCGAAGTTATTGCACTCGCGCGACCGACTTGGGTTGTTTGCGAGAACGTTACTGGTCTCATTGAATTGGCGCTCGACGATGTACTCCTTGACTTGGAAGTCATCGGCTACACCTCGCGGGCGTTTGTTATTCCGGCTTGTGCCGTCGACGCTCCACACAGACGCAATCGAGTCTGGATCGTTGCGACGAATTTGGCCGACTCCGAGAGCGAGCGACTGGAAGGGCGGACTCCCTTTCGGGACGAAGTCGCGTCGTCCAATCTGCGACTACTTCCTCCCCGACATGGTCAATCGAGTAGAGCAGAGCACTGGCCATCTGAACCCAGCGTGGGTCGAGTGGCTAATGGGAT